TATAACAGATCCTACAGTAGCTAGGTATTATTCTACTTACGGTAGACTAAACGTTGCATGGAAATCAAACCTACCTATTTATACATATAACGTTCACTGTACTATAAAAGAGTCTGAACTTAACCACACCTTTAATCCATCTGCGATTACTGGTTCTAGTAATACAGTTAGAAATAACATTACAGGAAGTGATTTTAGACCGTACGTTACTAGTATAGGACTTTATAATGAAGCAAACGAATTAATTGCAGTTGCAAAAACGAACAGACCAGTACCTAGAGCTAAAAATGTAGATACTACGTTTGTTGTAAAATTTGATATATAATGCCTAACACGATAACATTTAGAGCTAATAAGACAGAAGCACTAACTTATTCAGAAATGGATAAGAACTTTGGTTCTTTTTACTACTCTAGTTCATTGTCTGCTGACGGACAGAATTTAAGTTTACACTACACAGGTAGTACAGAGGTACCTATCAATTCAGGTTCACATACAATTTCATTAATAAAAGGATTAAATAATGCTGGTGCTGATTTAAGAGTAGCATTATTTTCAGGTTCATCTAATATCGAGACTAGACAAGGATTTATTTGTGATAGAACAGGAAGTGTCGGTATAAAGATTGACGAAACGACCGCTCCTCTTTCTTATGCATTAGATGTATCAGGAAGTATTAGAGCTACAGGTACGGTTCTACAATCATCAGATGAAAGATTGAAAGAAAATATTTACCCAATAGATAATTCACTAGATAGAGTAAATGCTATAGATGGAGTATACTTTAATTGGAAAAATAAAGAAGAAAGAAACGCAGGTGTAATAGCACAGCAAGTACAGAAAGTCTTGCCGGAAGTTGTTTCTGAAGATAAAAATGGCTATCTTAATGTAGACTACGGTGGTATTGTACCTTTACTACTTGAAGCTATTAAAGAGCTTGAATCAAGAGTAAACGAATTAGAAAATAAATAAAATGGCTATAACGTTTAGAGGGACAAAAGGAAGTCCTTTATCACATGATGAACTAGACCAAAACTTTAGAGAGTTTTATTACTCTTCATCGTTGTTAGGTACATCTCAAAGTACTTACGGATTAGTCTTATATAGATCATCTTCACTTGATGCAGGAGAGACAATTTACTTACCTACAGCTCGAGGAGATCAATTTGGTATTCAAGTTAAATCTGGTTCGGATAATATATCTTCATCATTTTTTACTTCTTCTAACGACTTTACATATGATTATGTAAATAAACATTTATCAGTTTCTGGTTCTGGACACTTTAGCGGAAGCGTAACAGTGTTAGGTACATTAACTGCAACACAATTTGAAACAGTATTAGTAAGTTCATCAATTCAATATGCTTCTGGTTCTAACCAGTTTGGTAATTCAGCAGACGATGTACATACATTCACAGGTAGTATTAACCATCAAGGTTCTCAAACTACAACAGCTAATATAACAGCTACTAACTTTACAGGTTCATCATTTACAGGAAGTTTTAGCGGTTCGTTATTAGCAGATAATGGAGTACTATCTTCATCAGCTCAAATAGCTACAGAAATATCTGGTGCATTTACATCAACTAGTGCATCTATAGCTACCGATATTACAACCAACGTTGTTGATATTGCTGCATTAACAGGTTCATTTAGTTCTTCTGTAAGTACTAGATTGACTGCATTAAGAGTAGATGAAACTAGTTTAAGGAACGTAACAGGTTCATATGCAACCACAGGAAGTAATTCTTTTGTAGGTAATCAAATAATAACTGGTTCTTTAGAAGCTACTAGTACATTTACACTACCAGGCTTTGCAGATGTATCAGCATCATTAGCATCAGTAATAGGAGCTTCTGGTATTAGTAACGTAGTTGAAGACACTTCACCTCAATTAGGTGGAGATTTAGATCTTAACACAAATACAATTACTGGTTCAGGAAGTATTGACTTTGTTGGTAACCTAACAGTAGATGGAATAATATCATCATCAGGTGACATTATAGCATTTGCATCTTCAGACGAAAGACTGAAAGACAATCTTACTCCAATAGATGGAGCTTTAGATAAGATAAATCAAATAAACGGATATGAATTTGATTGGAATAATGATTCTGAGCATAGCGGTCACGATGTTGGTGTTGTCGCTCAAGAAATCGAAAAAGTGCTGCCAGAATTAGTAATCGATAGAAAAGATGGTTACAAAGCAGTACGTTATGATAAAATAGTCGCGTTATTGATAAGTGCAATAAAGGAGCAACAGTTACAAATAGATGTGCTTTTGTCAAAGCAGTAGCGACAAAAACCAAATTATATGGATATGACATACCCGTCCTGGACTCACCAGGGTAGGATCTACAATGACTTAACGGATTTCCCAGAAAACACATACGGATTTATTTACGAAGTACTCCATATGCCTACGGGCTTAAAGTATTTAGGTAAGAAAGTTTTATTTTTTAATAGAACACTTCCACCATTGAAAGGACAAAAGCGTAAAAGAAAAGTAGTAAAAGAATCTGATTGGAAAGACTATTATGGATCTCACCCAAAGATAAAAGAGTTACTAAAAGAATGTAAAGAAGATAATAACTATGCCGTATGGGATAAGAAAATTCTTAATATTTGCATGTCTAAAAAAGAGCTCACCTATTTCGAGTGCAAATACCTATTTATAAATGAAGTACTTGAAACATACAGCCATCAGTATATTAATGATAATATATTAGGTAAGTTTTATAGAAAGGATTTCATACACGAAACTAAGTAATATGATACAGTTAAAAGAAATTATAGGATTACCATCATTACAATATCATTTAGATAATAAGCTCACTTTATCAGAGAATATCTACCGTTATTCTTCTGACTCGTTTATACAATTATTCAAAGAAGCAAGAGAAGCTCTTAGCGACGAGCAAATCGAACTTAGCGAAGAAGACACTGAGCTATTAGAAACTACCGATATAGGAGAGTATGGAGATTATAATGGTATAAAAGTACCTTTAGATCTACCTATGATGTCTGCTGGTAAAGCAAATCCTTTATTTGAAATTGGATGTATGATTGATAGTATGATTGAAAATGAAGATACTATTGATGAAGCTGCTTCAATTGACGAAATGATTGACTACGATTTAGTAAAAGAATTAGTTGAATCAATTGGTGGCACTATTGATATGGATAAATTCAGAAAAGCAGTTAACGTACAAAATGAATCATTTGATTATAATGGCTTTGATATGTTAAAAGCTTCTGTTGACTATATGAATGAATTAGAGTATCAAGGTAAAAAGGTTGCACTTAACAAACCTAAAAGAGGTGGAAGTAAAAAATTCTACGTCTACGTTAAGTCTAAGAAAGGAAATGTAAAGAAAGTATCATTTGGCGATACTGGACTTTCAGTTAAGTTTAAGCAGAAAGGTGCAAGAGCATCATTTGCAGCACGTCATAAATGTGCTACTAAGAAAGATAAAACAAAAGCAGGTTATTGGTCTTGTAATATAGGCCGTTATTGGAAATCACTAGGTGGATCATCAAACTTCTCAGGTTACTGGTAGACCATATTCCGAAACTAAGTTAGACGGATATGTTATAAGAGAGTTTTCTAGTAAAGCTCACTCTTTTGAATTCGTATGGCATAGAGATAAAGAGGATAGGTACATTCAAGCACTACACCCTACAGATTGGCAAATACAACTTGATAATAAATTCCCCCAGGTATTGTCTGAAAACAAACTATTTATACCTAGAGAGACATATCACCGTGCTATTAAAGGCACTGGAGATTTAAAAGTCAAGATCTATAAATTATGAAGTTGTCTAGTATTATACTTGAGCAGAAAGCAAAAAGAATTACTCTTTCTTATACCTATCCAGGTGATAGATTATATTCTATTACTATAAATGGAGAGAAACAAAGAGGAATTGAAAGTACAGAGAAAGCTAAAGAGTATATTATGAAACTTACCGGTAAAGAAGTTCCTTCTCGTGGTACGTATGACGACGATAAAGTGCAAGATGTACTTAATGCTTTAAGAGAAAAAGGTATTGATGCAGATGCATATGAAATGGACGTAACATAAACCGCTATGAAGTTATCAAAAATTATACTAGAAAATAATAAGATTGTTGCTAAAACACAATTAGAACTAACTCCACAGGATATTGAAAAACTTACTGAAGCAATAGCTTCTAAGTTAGAAGATTATCTAGACACCGGAAATAGAGAGTTAATAGTTCAATCAGTGAAATCTGCAATAAACGAAATTACTTCTTAAACAGTTGGTAGTTTGAACTAAAGTTCTTATCTTATATAGATAACGGACTGGTTTATGGACTATACTTTCCTTCTAGGATCCATAGAAAACATTTTAGGCAAGAGTATTAAGAAGAGTAGAGATAACCATGCTTTTCATTGTCCTTTTTGTAATCATAGGAAACCTAAATTAGAAATTAACTTTCTTACTAACGAAAAAGGTGAAAACCCTTGGGAGTGTTGGGTATGCCAAACTCGAGGTAGGTCTATTAAGTCACTACTAAGGCAACTAAAGACACCTAATGGTATTGCTAGAGAGGTATTAAAATATCTTCCTAAAGGAGTACAAACTAATTATTATAACGATACAGTAGTTGAACTTCCTAAAGAATTTAAACCACTCTATAATGCAGACTCTAAATCATTTGCTGCTAATCAAGTAAAGAAATACCTATATGAAAGAGGACTTAACGATAATGATTTTATTAAATATGGGATTGGATACTGCACTTCTGGAGAGTATGGAGGAAGAATTATTATCCCAAGTTATTCTGAGTCCAATACACTCAATTTCTTTGTTGCACGAACTTACGATGGCAACTATTATAAGTACAAAAACCCAGAAGCTTCTAAAGACATAATATTTTTTGAAAACCTTATTAACTGGGACCTACCTATTGTCCTATGTGAAGGAGTTTTTGATGCAATGGCTATTAGAAGAAATGCAATACCAATTCTAGGTAAATCACTATCAACAACACTTTATAAAAAACTACTAACATCATCAGTGCAAGACATATACGTTGCATTAGACACTGATGCTAAAACTAAAGCTATAGAAATAGCTGAGAAATTCTCTAATCAAGGTAAACGAGTTTTTCTAATTAATATGTTGGATAAAGACCCATCTGAAATGGGGTTTAATTTATTTACCAACTTAATACAAGAAGCTGAAGAGTTAGACTTATCTAGTTTAATGCTTCACAAATTAGACTTATGATTAAACAAGGTACGAATATTTTAAAAGAACAAGCTAATAAAAGATTAGAATACGATTCAAAACTAGAACAAATTAATTTTCTAGATAGACGAGTGTACAAAAGGTCGGAAGGAGTATATTACCCGTCCGTAACAACAGTACTCCAATATATGCCAAGAAATCAATTTTTTGAAAATTGGTTAAAAGATGTTGGTCATAACGCCGACCTTATTGCTCGTCATGCTGCTAAAGAAGGTACTCAAGTGCATGAAGCTGCAGAAGATTTAGTTTTAGGAAGAGAAGTATCCTGGATGGATGATTACGGTAAAGCAAAGTATTCAGAAATTACTTGGATACAGATTTGTAGATTTGCTGAGTTTTGGAAAAAACATAAACCAAAATTAATCAGTTCAGAAGAGTTTGTCTATTCAGATACTCACAGGTATGCTGGTACTGCAGACCTTTTAGTTGAAATGGATGGTGAAATTTGGTTATTGGATATTAAAACTTCTAAACACCTTCATAAAAGTTACAACTTACAACTTTCTGCATATGCTACTGCAATGGAAGAGATGAAAGGTATTAAAATTGACCGTACAGGAATAATTTGGTTAAAAGCTCATACTAGGTCGGAATCTAAAAAAGATGGAGTATACCAAGGTAAAGGTTGGCAAATTAAGACCATAGGTGAAATTGAAAAAAACTTTAGTTTATTTAAAGCAATTTATGAATTTTACAGAATAGACCATCCAACTACAGAACCTGTATACTCTAATTACCCAACAACACTTAAATTGTAGCTATTTATTAATATGAAAAGTAACTTAAGAAACAGTTGGTTATATGCAATAATTTTACTATCTTTATATAGTTGTGGGAGTTACACCCTTACAACAAAAAATAAAGGTTCTAAGATTAAAAGCATACTAGCCGTAACAGTGGCAGGAGATACAGTCTCAGTTCCTTATAATGATTTTATTAGAGAAAGGTATGACAATTATACAAGATTCAACTACAATAATAACTGGTACTGGAACAATTGGAGATACGATTACAATTGGAGATGGAATCAATACTGGTATAACTACAACGGATATTATAATAACAATATCTATTATAATGGCGGTAATTATAGCACGCCTACTAGACCTAAAGTTAAACCGAGGAATGTTCCACGACCAGGAGTAGTACCTGGAGTTATACCTAAACCGTTGGAAGACCAACAAAGAATAAATATAGGAAGAAGAAATGAAAATCAAATTAACAGACCTAATATTAGAACGCCAAGGCCGACCCAAGGTGGTAATAATGGCGGGTTCAGCAGGGGCAGGCAAGTCGTTCCTTCTCAATCAACTAGACCTAGGATCTCTAGACCAAGTCAATCCGGACAAATACGTGGAGGATCCAGACCATCCGGCGTACAACAATCTGGGGGCAGGAGTTCGTCAAGCGGACAAAGAGGCGGAAAACCTATCGACTAATAAGCAGTCTTTTGTTTGGGATACTACAGCTAGTAATCCTAAAAAAGTAAAAGAGCTTGTTAGTAAGGGATACGATGTGTACATGGTAATGGTGTATACTCATCCTATGATTTCCTATATCAATAATTTCTCAAGAAAAAGAAACGTACCTTCAGTAGCAGTATTTAGTACATGGAGAAATGTTTACCAATTAATCGGTGAGTACGATAAAATGCTCAAAGGTAACCTATCAATTTTTGTTAACGATAGAGGAGGTAAATACAAATCAGAAGTAGAAGCATTTGATACAGCAGCTAAAAACGGACCTGCAGGCATAAAAGACTACTTACAGAACTATAATGAAAAAAATGGAGTAGGAGGAAGTACCTTCTTTAAACCGGTTGTAATGTCTAATCAGGAAGAAGAAGAGTTTGAAAAAGCAATTGTGGGGTTAGATTATGATAAAAATAATAGATCAGAAGACAAAGCAATCAAACAAGTATTCTTAAAAGCCTATCAAAAGAACGGTGTTGGACCAGGAACAGATAAACTTAGAGATGCAAAAAATAAATATAGAGATAGAAAACAAAAAAGTGATTCATCTCAATCTGAAGTAATGGACAATATTGCAGATATGATTTATAGTCCTAAATTTCAAGAAAAGTTACAACATTCTACTCCTAAAGAAATTGACAGTAAAGTACAAGCATTTTTATGATAGCATTATATCCAGGAGCATTTAAACCACCTCACAGAGGTCATTTCGAAGTTGTTAAAAGACTTTTGAAAGGCAACCACGGTGGCCATGTTTACTCAATAGATAATTATCAAGATGTAGGAACAAAAGCTTTGTCTGGTAAAAAAGGCAAAGTAGAAAAAATTAATAAAGTAATAGTATTTCCAGGCGGAGGAGAAAGAAACGGTATAACAAAAGGAGAAGCAATAGCTATCTGGAAGATGTATGCTAAGTATTTACCTGGATTGGTAGTAGAAGATGGGCAAAAGAATCCTATGTTTGCTGCGAAAGATTATGCTAAAGCAAATGGTAATGATAAGTTTTATGCAATAACTGGAGTAAGAGATGAAAGTGATTTTTCAGATTTAAAAAGAATAACTACATTTAAAAATACTCCACATGTAGAAGGTTTAATGATTACATCTACACCTGATGCTAATGTAAGAGCATCGGATTTAAGAAAAGCAGCGTTAGAAGGAAACTTAGACGATATAATTGACTTCTTTCCAAAAGAACTTAACAGAGAGGAGCTATTTAAAGTAATGAGAATGTTGAAAGATAACATAATAGCAGAACTAATGAACAAGAAGATGGAAGATCTTT